TAAATGGCCGTTCCAAAAGACCAAAAATTATATGATAGTGTAAAAAAATCAATATACAAAAAAATGCCAAAACATTCTGCTTATCGTTCTGGATTATTAGTAAAAACTTATAAGGAAAGATATAAAAAGAAACATGGTGATGATTCTGCATATGAGGGTAAGAAAAATAAAAAGAAAGGTTTAGGACGATGGTTTAAGGAAGATTGGAAGAATCAGAGAGGGGGTAAGGGTTATAAGAAAAAAGGTGATATATATCGTCCTACAAAAAGAGTAACTAAAAAAACTCCTGCAACATTTAAAGAACTATCTAAAAAAGAAAAAGAAAGAGCAATTAGAGAGAAAAAGAGAACTGGAAGAGTAAAAAAGTTCAAAAGTGACAAAAAATAATTTTTTTGAATGTTTTAGAGAAATTATTTTATTTAGTAAATGTATAATGGATTTTGTTGCATCACAGTATAATAAAACTATACCTTCTAAATCTACTTTTAGTCCTTCAGACCATCAGTTAGAGTACCGTGACGGCGAGACCGTCCGCTTTGAGATTCCGGCCTTCAACGCCTTTATTGACCCTCGTCAGACATATCTTACATTTAAAGTTCGTGTTGATGATGCACCAGCAGTTGTTACCTTTAGTAAAAAGTGTGGTATTCATTCACTTATTAATCAGATACGGATTTATGACATGAATAGTAATCTTCAATTGGAAACTATCCAGAATTATGCTGAACTTGCAGAAAAGTTGCATTATTATTCTGAAAACCGTACTGTCAGAAATAAACGAGGTCTTACTGAACTTTTAGAACCTTCCAGTCGTGATTTTGATGGAACTCTTTATGATGATTTTCCTTCACGAAATGGTGATAAATCTATGCTTTTTAACAGTTACACTACTGGTCGTCAAGCGGCCTATGATTATTCAGTAGATACTACTGGAAAACCTAATACTTGTGAGGTTGCAGTTCAGTTGTACTCTGGTGTATTGGGTGCATTGTCCCAGAAGATGATGCCGGCCGGTCTTCTTACAAAAGGTCTTCGTGTTGAGATTGACCTTAATTCTGCAAAGAAATCATTAGAACTTTGGTCTGGTGCTGGTGTCTGTAATGATGATGGTTCTCTTGCTTCAGATGTTATTGAGAGTCATAGGTTTGGTATTCAGTCGGCCGTTGGTGGTGCTGGTGCAGTTACATCTATTGATTTATATACCGAAAAGAACCCCGGCTTTGACCAGATTATAGGAGCGGCCGCTGGTGCAGGCCAAGTACCTACGCAGGCCGCCATTGATGCTGGTTGTCTTCCAGTTCGTAATCAAGCATGTGGTGGTCTTAATCTTTTAGTAGGTAAAACTGTTTCTGGTTTTACTAATGCTAATCCTGCAGTATTGAGAGATATTGGTACTATTACTGGAGTTGAATGTAATGCCGGTGAGAATGCTGGTGGTGTTGTTAGGGTACGATTGCTGGTAACGGCCGCGGCCGGTGCAATTGGTAATGATTTTATTGGAGGTGCTGGTCGTGATAATGCAGGGGCCGCCGGTGTTGCAGACAACAATACATGCTTCATTAAAAGAACTAATATGTTTAATAAAACTCCACGAGTTGTACTTACTGATGTTAAGTTTGTCCTTAAAACAGCACAACCTCCTGCTGGATATGTAGAACAACTTGCTAAATCTACTATGACGGAAGAAGGAGCAGTACATGATTATCTTACTTACAGTTGTTACCGTAACAATACAACTGCTTCAGAACAGACAATTCAGTTGAATATGCCAGTCATTAATCAGATGGCCACTTCTGTTCTAACACTATGCACGGAGAATGGTTTAGGAGAAGAGATATTTAATGATAATCTCGGTACTATTGTTGATAATGTTGATAACTATAATTATTTAGTCAATAATAAACTACAACCCACACGCAAAGTTGAATTGGGACAACTTTCTGCAACAGTACCCAAAACCGAACAAGTAGCACTTTGGGAAACAGAAAAAGCATTGGGTTCTGCAAGATGTATGGTTAGAAATCTGGAGGGACAAGAAGGTAATCTTCTTATTGGTCGTGCTTTAGCAAAATATGGTGGTGTTTATAATCTACAAGCAGATGGTAATTTAGGACTTCGTGTTGAATATTCTACATCTTCTCCTCCACAGAAAAATAAACTATGGATTAATCAGATTGCTTCAATACGCCGTTTAGTAGTTAATAGAAATGGTGCATCTATTATATTTTAACCTTTTAGAAAAAGGTTATTCCAAAAGAGTTTGCTATAGATTTTAAAATCTAACTAAAATAATAATTTTATTTATAAAAAAAATATCATTATTATTTATAAATGATAAACACAAGCAGACAAGTAGTACAAGTAAATCCCACGAATACAAGTTCATCTGGATTATTCGGTGATAGAACTGGACTTACGCAGATTGTTTTTGAAGTGCCAAGTGACCCAAAAATTATGAATGGTAAATCTCTTCGTGTTAGTGGAAAGTTTTCTGTTTTCAATGGAGATGGAACTTCTCCTGCTAATGCATCTAATTGGTGTGGAAATAGTGCTAATCCTGCACTTGCTCCAGTAGGTGATATTTATATTGATGGTAGAACCGGTGTAAGTTCTGCATTTGAAACTATATCTATTCAGTCCCTCGGTACTGGTGGAACTTATAGTACAATTAAAAGTTATAATCGTCTATGTGCTTCCCTCATGCCTCTTAATGAATCTATTAATAGTTATCTTAATGGTGGTGTAGATAGTATTTACGGCGCTCTTGCAAAAGATGTTTCACAAGCAAAGAAATGTGACCGTCCTTTTGAGTTTGCTGTTCCTATTTTAGACGGACTTATTCAAGGAGTACCTATTGACCTTTCTTTAGTACAAGGTCTTCGCATAGTTATTACACTTGCTCCTTCCAATTATGTAATTCATAACAATACATTTAGAAATATTGGCCCTGCCTCTACTGCTGGTACGACCGGAGGTGGTGCATATTATGAAATGTCTGATTTGACTCTTTCATTTGAATGTGAAACTGGTGACGAACAATTTCAACAGTCACTTATGGCCAATAAAAATGGTGTTCTTACTTACAATACATTTACTTCATTTTACAATGTTATTAACGGAACAGACCATAATCTCTCCCTTAATATTAATACTGGACGCACACTTGCGATTATATCTAATCTCATTCCATCTTCTTTTGTTAATAGTTACAGTTATGATAGTCAGAGAACATTCCAACCTCTTCAAGAAAAAGGAGGTCAGTTAGAGAGAAATATTCAAGTAGAAGACATGGTATTTACGAAAGGAGGTCTTCGTATCCCATTAGATTTTGAAGTACAGTCAGAAGATAGTCAAGCAGAAGGAACTGCAGATAGTTTGAAAAATAAGATAGAACTTAATGCAATTAGACGAGAATGGAGATTGGCCAATGCAGTAAAATCTCTCAAAACCGAACTTTCTAATGATGTTGGAGCAGGTAACACAACTGTCGGTGGAGCAGGTCAAGCAAGATATTCCAGAGTTCGTTACTCTATTAATGAAGAAGACCAGATACAACAGTACAATATTGGAGTTAATTTAGACCATATTAGTGAGAATGGACTTAACTTTAAGGGTACTCCATTTGGAATGAGAATGAGATTGAAGGCCCCAGATGGGGCTAATGTGCAACCGCACTCACTTTATCTTTTCATTAAACATAAAAACTCTATCATGATTCAGAATGGAGCAATTACAGTTATGAATTAAAGAGGGGAAACCCCTTCAACCCCCTTTTGTGATTCTTTTTTTAAAAGAATAGTTTAGACAAAAGGAGTTTTTAGGAATCTATTTGTAGAGATTTTTGTAATATTAAAAAAAAATATCAATTAAAATATTTTAATATTACATAATATAAAATGAGTAAAGGACAACCCCTACCTTCAGTTTTGAGAGCAACCACTATGGAACGACCAGTTAATCAAGATGTTAATACAGATTTACTTTTTCCAGTTAATTTTTCGCAGAATGGAGCAAAGTTCGTATTTGATAAAAAAGGAGTATTGGATAGTAACAGTCAGTTGAATCTCGCACAGATTGTTGTTAATAGTGCATCTCCAGCAGTTGATACTAATTCAGTTCTACCTACATCTACTGGTGCTTTAGCAATGATTAGACGAGCATATTTAGAGATTGGTGGTCGTAGAGTTAGTGATTTAGTACAAGTAGGACAGTACTCTACATGGAAACGACTTCATTTTAGTAATGAATATAAAAAAGGTATAGTACAACCTAAACAAGGTGGAAATGATGTTTTTGTTGGTTCGGCCGCGAAAGACATTCGTGCGGCCAATGATGTTGTATCACAAGCATCAAGAGGTTTTGAGATGCCAGTTGGTACATTAGGTCGTGAGAGTTCAGAGTTTGCAGTTAATGATTATGCTACTGCAGATTTTGGAAAACAAGACGCAACTAAAACAGCACCTCCTACTAAACCTAAACGAAGAATTACACGAGATGCTAATACCACGCCCTCCTTCGCAGTCGGTCTTGGCCAACTTATTCCATTTCTCGCCGGTGGAGTACAGTTACCACTTTTTGCTATTCGTGAGGAAGTCAGTTTAGTTATTGAATGGGCCGATAATACTTTCGGTCACAGATTTTATCCACCTTCGGTAGATAGTGCAGGTGTCGCACTTACTGCTACTAATTGTACTTCCACTATGATTGAGAATAAATGTTTCATGTGTGTGGATTATCTATTTTATCCAGACCTTATGGCTGGTCTTGCAGAGGAGATTATGCAGAGAGGAGGATATGATGTTCCTTATACTGAAATCCTTACACAAGAGAATATGTTGATTACTGGTGGTGCGGCCACATCTTTTAACAATAATTTCCAGTTAGCATTGGGTGGTAAAAAGGTTAAAAATATTGTAGTACAGAAAGAATTAGTAGATGGTGCTAATGAAAGTATTCTAAATATTGGTCGTTATAATTCACTTGCATTCCGTTTAGGAGAACAAGTTCAGTTAAATATTGATAGTAACAATTGGTACTCTCAACCTCTATCTAATGGTTCATTACAGAAACATGAAGCAGATATGGTTGAAGCAATGCCACTTCAACTTTGTGATTATCGTTGGAGTTGGTTTAATCAAGTTGATAGTGCTACTGGTGCAATTCCTGCTAACGGTCGTGGTCTTACTGACAGACAACTTAATACATACGCACAGACAGCAGAGTGTGGTTCTCAACATTGGATTGGTATTAAATTAGAGAACTCCTTCGGTCAAGGTCGTAGAATGAGTAATCTTCCAGTAATTTACACTACACAGAGTCGGCCGGGAGTTGGACTTTCTGCAGATGATGCAGGAACTCAACGACGACTCCGATTCTTTACTGGAATCCAGAAGGTACTTAATATTTCGCAAGGAATTGTTACACAGATAGAGTAAATACTTTTCAAAAAAGTATAACAAAATAAACTGATATTAACTTTATAATATTAATTAATTAAAATATTATAAGGAAAGGGGTTCATTTCTTTAATTTATTTTGTTGTTCTTTCTTTTTCAGATAATACAATCTCTTTTTCTCTAAAATCTTTTCTCTGTTCGCATCATAATATTTTTTAGATGCTTTAACATATCTCTCTCTACCAGATGTTGTCTGTTGGTAATTTTTAATATAAAGTTTCGCCTTTTCTTTACGGATTGTATCCTTTTCTTTTTGTTTTTTTACAATCTCTAAAAGTTCTGCTTTTGTCATATCTTCCATATTACTCATTATTATATATATAAGGAATATTTTATTTAAACCATTTTAAACTAATCTTTATTTTTTAACTTTATAAAACATCTCTTCATTTTTAGGCCTTCGCTTTTTTGGTTTCTTTTTGGTTGCTATTACTGCACTCCATTGTGTTTCATGTGGGTCTTCTATTTTTCCATTAATAGAATTAATAGATGGATTATCAACTCTTTTTGCAGGATTTTTAAAAGTTTTTATCTTTTTATCTTGTTTTATCTTTTTAAACATATTATAATATAACTAAATATTATAATGTCTTTAGTATTTTTGAAGAGTACGAATAATGAAACGACAAGAACTGCTAATCCTCATTCTCCCAGTAGGTTTAGTAATTATTTTACACAACCATTGCATTTAGAACCTAATTCACAAGTTGCATTAGTTAATACAAAGTTTAATTTAGTGGGTGGTAGTCAATTAAGTGGGAGTGGTATATTAGAGGTAAGATTCGGTAATGAAACTCTTAATCAAGCAATTCAATTACCCTTAAAAGACCCATATGTAACCGATTGGGAAAAAGAAACCAATACTATTGCAAGAGCATGTAATATGTTGGGATTAGATGATAATTTTAATCATGCTTTTGTTGATGAAGATGTTCTTCCAACTATTGGAGGTGTTTCACCTTCAGATATAAAAAGACAAGATGAATATAATGCAGGTACTAATTTTTTTTATGTAGATGGAGAAAGAAAATGTTATGGAAGAGGAGTTCAAAGACAGATTAATCCTATTTTTCAACAAGGATTTAATTGTTGTAATACGAATACTACTGCTGTTTGGGGTACAACTGGCCCTAATGGATATGGATTATTGACTGCAGGTATTAATTTTGGTGGTGGAGATAATAGGATTGATTTTAATGATAATACTAAATATGATACAACTAATGTTAGTTCTTTTACACAGATTCCTACTGCTTTTGGTGATGATGCAAGAATGAAACAACCAGTAATAGGTGGCCCTGCAGTTGCTAATGTTGCTACTGCTAATTTTTATAATACTAATTATGCTTCTACAAGATTAGTAAAAAGTGCATTAGACCCTTTTATAAGTATTGAAGACCCAGCAGGGCCATTTAATCTTGGGGCCCAGATTGGAGAGCAACAGAATAGTGAAATTGCATTTAATAATTATGATTTAGCAGTTGCCAACCCTGCTATTCCTGCTGGGGATTATGATGAATATTGGGGTTACTCTTTTTCTTCTTCCAGATGTGGAATTAAACAATATGTTGGGAGTGATATACTCAATTCAGTTCAAGAATTAAATGGAGGAGGTCACCCTTTACCATCTGCAAAAGATTGTGGTGGTTACAATATTTACTGTCAAGAACAGATAGAAGCACCTTTAGCACAAGCACAGACCCCTGCTCCAGTAGTAGGTGCTTCTTATGAAGGTAGAGTTGGTCTATCAGCACATTGTTTTGGTCTTAATAGTTGTGAGTTCGTACATACTGCAGGAGGATTAGTTCCATTAGCAGATAATAGTTTATTTGCAGGAAGACAACAGTTTATTCAAAATTGTGATTTAAATAAAAGTACAAGTTCTACTGTTCCAGAAGGTGCATTTGCAAGATATATTATAGGTGTTCGTTATAAATGGAAGGGAGCAGTAGGAAGTGGTGCAAGAAGATTAGTAGCACAAGCAGAAATATTAGACCCAGATGCACCTATGAAAAATAGTTTTTATAAAGATGTAGGCCCAGAATTAGATATACATGAATTATCACAAGGAATTAATACAGTACCAGTTGGAGCAGGATTTAATTTTGGTGGAAATTATGATATTAATGTAAGGGGTGGCCCTAATACAGAGGCCATATTAGTGTGGAGATTTAGATGGACTTCACCTTATCAGATAGCAATTGAGTTTTGTATGACTGTTGCTGGTGTTGTTGGTAGTTACAATTTAGAAACTGATGAACCTTATTTGCCTCCAACTGGTAGTGACCCTACTGCAGGTTGGTGTAAATTATATGATATGAATGTTAATGCTGATGGAACAACTGGAACAACCTATTATATTAATAACTTCCATAATGGTTTATGTTTTGTTGATTATCCAACTATGGGAGGAGATTTGCAATTCAATATGTCAAAAGGATTTTATGATACAAGATTAAGTAACCGTTATAAACAACCTTCTGCATTAGTGGGATTAGATGATGTAATAGATTTAAACATATTACAAGCATATTATCAGAACCAATATTGGGCCAAAAATGGTTCAGATGAGATTTGGGAAGCAGGTGCTATGGTAAGTTTTATAGATGATGTTGCAGGTACAACACCACAGAGAATGGAAAATCTAACCCCAGAAAAGTTTGCTACTGGTAGTGGATTATCAACAAAAGAAAACTATTGGTTAGTTAAACAGATTAGAGATTTTCCAGATGCTAATGACTGGAGAGCATGGTATAATTCTGATGATGATGTTGATGCTTATGGAGTAGGATTTCCTTCTCCATTTACATTTGGTGTAGAGTTTGGATTAGTAAAAAATAATGATGCAGGAGTATTTGAATGGAATAATGATATAACTGGTATAGGTACTCCTAATGAAATATATGGATTTAATGCGGCCCACTCAATCCTGCCGGGGCTTTCTTCTGTATCTTTACATTATCAATTAAATAATTTACCAGTTCTTTCACAAAATGGAACAAAAGCAACTACTAATAAAACATTTTATGTTATTGATACATTATGTCTTCATACCGGAAGTGCTAATACACCTCAAGGTTGGTATTGTCATGAAGTTCCAGAAAAATTATGGATTGATTTAAATAATATTGGGCCATTGGATTTGAATAGATTGGAAATATTAATTACAGATGATGGAAATAAACAGATTACTAATTTTGGTGCAGGATTACCAACAAGTGTTGTACTATGCTTCAGACAGAAACCTAATAATACTGGTGCAAAACGATTTCAAGGTGGTACATTAACGAATCAGAGATTTGACCCATCACATACATTTTATACGCAGACACAACAACCAATGTAAATATACTTTTAAAAAAAGTATTAACAAAAATGCAATTGGAAATATTTCGTTTATATATTATATTTTTTTCTTAACTATAATATATAAGGAGATGAAAAGTTTAGGCGATTATAATGGAGGCCGAATGGTAAATAAAAAATTACCAAAATCATATCACACAGAAGTTGCAGGACGAGATAGGAAATATGGAGATGCTTATGAAGTAAAGTTTAATAAATTAATTAATACATGGTTTGATTGTCCTTTTGAAAAAGAAAGGTCTGGTTGGGGAACAATAGATTTTTTTAATAAAGATAACAAAGTTGCAGTTGAAGTAAAACGAAGAAGGATTAATAAAGGACAATTCTATGATATTATAATTGGTTACAATAAATATAGGGCCGCAAGAAAACTTATGAGGAAAGGATATAAGGTATATTTTTTCTGGAAGTTTAAAGATAGATTATGTTTTTGGAATGTACCGACAATATTACCAGATTATGTTAAAATTGCAAAAGGTGGAACATATAGAAGAGGAAATAATGAAACATCTGATTGTTTATATATTCCCATGGATAAATTAGAAGATTGGAGGGATTTTCCTTCATATATTGATTATATGGAAACTAATGAAATAGTAAATGTTTAGAAAGATTAAAAAATATAAAAAATATTTTAATCTTTTTATAAATTATATGGACGAAGATACTAAAAAGTTATTCCCAGAGATTATCCCCAATATTAATGAGGTTATAGAGAGAGAAAATGCTATAGATGGAGAAGAGGTATTAGTGACGGAAGCACCCATAGAAAACACAAAACAGAAAGATATTTTTGTTACTAAAAATAAAATTGCCAAAAAGAATATTAAATTAGATGTGGGAGAGAAGAAAGATAAGTACGCACATTTGGCCGCGGCCAGACAGAAAGGTATTGAAACACGGCGACGCAAGGCCGCCGAGCGGAAAGCATTAAAAGAAGCAGAGAAAGCAAAAAAACAAGAAGAGAAAAATGCAAGAAGAGAAGCAACCATGGAAAGAAATAGACAAAAAGCAAAAGCAAGATATTATAAACAAAAAGAAATAAAACAAAATATTCCAGAAAAAATATATAAGGAAACGAAACCTCCACAAAATTATGAAGCAATGGCCAAACAAGCACAAAGTAGTGGAATGGACTTTAACACATTTGCAAAATATATGATGAAATATGAAAATATGAAAGAAGCATATAATAAAACAAAAAGTAAAAAGAAGGTAGAACCTAAAAAACCACAACCTATAAAAACTAAACCAATTAAACAGTTTAATTCACCTAATTATCCATTAGCACATTTGTATAATCCTAATATGAGAGATACGAATAATTATTTCTAATTTTATTTATTTATTATATATATAAATGAATAAAAGTTCTGATTTAGATGTTCTTCCAGTTCAACCAATAGAAGTAGAAAAAAGTAAAGATATTCATGAAGTATTACCACAGATTAATAGAAATAAAGGATTTTTATTACTACTTTTGGGTTCTGTTAATTCTGGTAAGAGTACTATAATTGCTAATTTACTTTTAAATAAACATATGTATGGTGGTAAAGAAAGTGCATTTGATGGTGGTGCTTTTGTATTTAGTCCATCTATTGAATTAGATGATACTATGAGATTTGTGAGAGAACATTGTGAATGTTATAGTGAATATAAAACAGAATATTTAAAAATGATTAGAGAAAGACAGATGGAGTATGAAAAGAAAAAAATGCCAAAAATATGTTTAGTTATGGACGATGCAGTAGGATTTTTACCACGAAGTTTCTTTTCATTCTGTACTAAATATCGTCATATTAATAGTAACCTAATGTTATCGGTTCAAAACTTTCGTTCTTTATTGCCTTCGGCCAGAAGTAATGCCAATCATGTAATAATAATGAATGGAATGGTTAATGAAAAAGAATGGGAAAAGATATTGGAAGAATATGATTCAATTTATCGTGGAACATTGACATATATGTATAAAACATTTGCAAAAGAACCATATAGTTTTCTTTATTTAAAACTCCGTAAAAATCCACCAGAAATGTATAAAAACTTTGGAGAAAAATTAGAATGGAAGAAATATAAGAAAATAGCACAGCAATATAAAAGTATAAAAGATTTAGAAAGTGATGACGAGAGAGATGAAGATTTTTAAAGAATTAGATTAGATATATATTTATAGTTTTTTATAAATGTATATTATATATAAAATGAATACACAATTAATATATTGTAGTAAAGGAAAAGCAAGTGTATCTAATGATAGAGATGGTACTTTTTTTAATGAGATTGGAAATGGTATAGTTGTTGATGAAGGTGATGAAGTTTCAGTAGAACAAGTATGCATTAATTCAATTGGAATTGGTGCTAATGTCATTGAAGTTCCTACTAAAATACAGAATTATCCTTATTCTACTTCATCTATGGTATTCAATAGTTGGTATTATATAAATCAAAACTTTCGGTACATGCTTACTTTACCACCTTCTAATTTCACGGCCGCAACTGATATTGTTACAGTAAATACACAAGATGATTATGGATATGCAAGTGATACATATACTTTACCTGCTTTACCTATTAAAAGTTATGAAAGTAAAAATCAGTTTATGCAAACTGTTGGCTGTAGAAGATATTATGTAGGTACATGGTGGTCTAATCAACAAGAAATGAGAGCATCTCCTTCAATGTACCCAGAAAAACAATATGGGGGAGTTAGAGTTTTTCCAACACAAGAAGGACATTGTTTTAGTTGTTTAGAGGCGAATATAAGATTTGATGTAGATGTTGGATATGATTCACCCAGTAACATAGCAGAAAAAATAACAACAGATATACATTCTACTAATGCATCGGTTCAATATGGAAGAGAGAGTTATAATCAGATAGATAGTCGTTTTCAAGGAAACTTTCAAGGTTTAATGCCTTCATTGGCCGCATTAGATGCAGACACATGTAGTTGTAGTATTAATGCATTGCCGGGCCTAATTGAAAACCCTGCTATTTATAATATTTATGGTTCTATGTTTGCAACTGATAATCCTTTTTATTTATTTTATGGAAGTAGATTGTTAAGTAAATATCCTAATGATGGAGGTTCTGGTCTTAAAAATAATGATTTAATTAATGTACTTGCTCCGGTGCCGGGCGCTGCCCACGATAATGATGTTTATTGTATATTTGATTTACCTTTTCAAGCAGGGCCTCCGGCTGCTACTATAATTCCAGAAAATTATATATTGGTTACTAATTTACCTTATAATGAAAAGACATTGAAATTATTAGAAAAGTTTATGAAAACACAAAAAATATTTGGTCTGCCGGGCGTTCCATTAACAACTGATGATTTGGAAGAACCACTATATAAGAGAAATTATTTCTTTCCTTTCAACTTTGGAAGACACAAAAATAGTGGAATAATTACAGATTACCTACAATCACCATTAACAACGGCCGCTGAACCACCAGAAGTATTTCCTAATCTAAAAGCAAGAGTATTTTTTGATGAAACTAAATTAGGAGGATATACACTTCCAGATGATTTTCTTGCAGAAGATTGTAGAATAGATGATGATGTTTTAATTACCTATGAAGGAGTACAATATACAGCAATTAATCTTGCAAGAAAATTAGATATTATGATTAGATGTGTTAATACTGGAGGACAAGGTAATAATCAATTAAATATAGCATTTTCTATGGTATCAAGTGCTTCTACTAATAAAAGAGGATATGGTGGAGATTATTGTTTAATTGATTTGGGAATGCAGAATCCTTTTTGTTCGCAGACAATTATTGCTAATCCATCTATAATTAAAGGAGGAAGTGATACAGTTAAAGGTGATTATGCGAAAATATTACAGATTGGAGCCCCTAATATGAATATGACTTTTGATAGTGTTAGAAATAGATTTGGATTAGGAAACATGTCTTGGCCGAGATATTTGGATAATGGTACAAGTGCAACTGCTAATCCATCTGCAGGACAGATGTCTATAACATCTAATTATAGTGAGTTTCCTACAACACAATTTCAGAATCCTACATTAACAACGCAACCTTATACATATTATTCACAATCTGGTGTTGGATTAGTGTCATTATCTGTAATAGACGATAATGGTGTTGAAGTAGAAATAGACCAATTTGATAAAGATGATATAAAAGAAAAGTTTGATAATTCTATTTTACAGAGAATGGGATTTACATTCAGACAATTATGTAATTATTTTGGTACTAATTCTAATTGGTGGTTCGTTCAAAAAAATTATGAAACAGTAAAACCAGTATTAGATGCTTTTGCTTTTCCATATCCTCTAACGAATAATTTAAGATTTGACACTGCACTTAATTTGGGATTATCTGTGAATGATAGTAATTTACCTATGTACGATTTAAATACACAAAGAGGTTATCTTAATATAAATATATCAGCAGAACATGATACAGCATTTGCAGTAAATCTACCAATAAAATTAGTAACACCATTTTATTTGGTTAAATCAGATATTTTTGAAGGTGATGTAGCATTTAATAGTGAGAATGGAGGAGCAACTGAAAGTATTATGATATGTACGAATAAAGCATATACATCTGGTGATTATGCATATTCCTTTGGAACACAATATTCATTTAAAGCAACAAAAAGTTTTGTAATTACTGGAATAAAAACTGCGATATTGAAACCAGATTTAACTCCTGCAGATATTGACGATGGAACTGCAGTAATTTATAAAGTAGTAAAACCAGTAAAGTTTTTTCAAGAAGTACAAGCAGAACAACAATTATTGGAACAGAAAAATGAAAATAAAAAACAACCAGCAACCAGTAAGTAGTTGAAATTATAATTAACTAAAAAATATTAATTATAATTTTTGTATTATTGATTTAATCCTATAATATATTAATATCATTCTGCATCATATCTTTTGCTTCTTGCATTTCTTTCTTTTTCCTACGACCCCTTTTTTTAATCGTTGTATTCTTTTTAATTATTACATTCTTCATTAATTTTAATTTCTTTTTATTCTTTTCAAGTTCTTTTTCCAATTTTTGTATTTTCATTTCAATACATTCTTCGTCTTTTAACCAGATAATATCTCTTTCTAATCCTATTTTCCAACAATAGTAAAAGCAATCAAAATTGCATATCTTCTTTTGATTGGGGTCAATTTCTCCATTTACTAATTTTAAGAATTGTATTCTTCGTCGTGGTATAATTATCTGTACTGGACTTTCGTCGTTTTCAAACAATCTTCTAAAATACTGTGTATTGATTTTAGAAGAGGGCATAATCATAATAAATGGTTTATTTATTTCTTTTAATCGTGCAAGTACTTCTGGTATTTTTGTAAAAGGAGGATTACTTACAACCATATCACCCTTATCATTTTGAAAGAAGTCAATATCTTCGTGAATGCAATCATATCCTAACTGTTGTAGATATGTACCACTATCACCATTACCATAAAATGCTTCCCATAGAACCTTATCTTTTGGTATGTAATTCTTTATATTCTCCCACGCATACTTTGGGGTCATATAGTCGTCATGTTTTGTGAATGTCTTCGTGTGGAATCCGCTCATCTTATAATATATATAAGGAGAATGTGTTTAAGTATGTTTAATATATATATTATATAATTTCATTTCAATTTTATGCAAAAATCAAAAAATTGAAGTGTATAAAAATATAAAAGGGGTAGAAGGAAAAATTATCTTTGTTTAAGTTTTTTAATTTAACCGAGATTAGGGGGCAAATATACGGTGGATTAGGGGGGTAATTTTTAAGGGTGGCCCCTACAAACTTGAACCTTACCTTTATGGTAAGGAAAAGATTCCACGATTA